CATCGCCCGGCCGCTCGGGGTGCTGCCATAGACAAGGAGATCAGAGAGAACAGCGGCGCGGGTGGTGCCCTCCTCGTCAACGAATTGACCAAAATGCGGGTTGATTGCCTCGCTTACCCGGTTGGACTCATCGCGGGGAACGCCCCCCATGTGCCGGTTGTAGCCGGTCTTTTTGAGCCAGTTCCCGGCGTATGCTTCGAGAGTGTGAGCGGGATAGAAAAGCGGGGTCTTGACTGCTGAGTCTGTCCACTCCCCCTCGGCGAGCAGCGGCACGTCCCTGATCAGGAGATCGCCGCTTTCCAGCTCGAAGAGGTTGGACGGTTTGAATGCGACCTGCAGCGCCCGGTGTGAATCGCTGCCGGCAGGCTGCTGGTCGGAGCCTCCGGTGTGGGATAATGCATCGGGCGGTAAAATGGGGTTACCCTGTGCGGGCATGTACTTATATGAAACTTAAGGGGTATTGTTTGGTTTTTACTAACTAATTAAAAGAGGCGGCCCTGGCCCGGTGGGTGTAATCAATAATGCCCTTCCGGGTCCGGGGGGTGCCGTAAAGAAGAGAGAGATGGGCGGCGATCTCCGAGTGTGAGAGTTTCCCGCTCACTACATCAATATACGCCTTTTCGAGGTTCAGGAGAGGTTTGCCCGAGGTCATCCCTGCGATACCCTGCCAAAATGGTAACGGTTGTGTTTCGTGCAGAACTCATCGGCCTTGATCATGGCCTTCTCCAGGGCAGCCACGCGGTCCTCTATCGAAGGCTCCGGTGCTGCCATCGGGCGCCCTACCTCGACGCTGCCCGAGATAACACCCGGGATAGCTTCTACTACCTCGATCACCTGTTCTTCTGTCGGTTCCTGTGCTTTCTTTGCTGCGGGTTTCTTGCTGCTCATGGTGTCTTTTCCTCGTAAATCTTCATCAGTTTCGGCAATACCGCCCCGTTGCTGAACAGCGGGTGCACATTCTCCAGCCTCTCGCGGGCCTGCGCGAATAGTGCAAGGCAATCCTCATGCCTGCCCTGCTCGTGGGCGATAATGCCCCGTTTCACGTACGGGTCCGGCCATTGCGGGCGGTATGCGATAGCGTCTGCCAGAATAGCGTCAGCGGCCCCCTTATCGCCCTGCAAGTAATAGCATTCAGCCTTATCTCACATCGCCCGGTGCTTCTCGGCGTCCCATGTGGACATCGGGAGATACCTGTTGAACATCTGGATAGCTTCGTCATACCTGCCGGCATACATCAACTCCCTGCCGTAGTAGAACGTGTACCGGGGCAGTTCTTCCGGCTTGCAGTCGGGGATGACCTTCTCCAGCGTCGCAATGTTCCGGGAATTGTTGTTCCGTGCCTTCGGCTTCCGGTGCCAGACTTCGATGTTGGAGATCATGGTTTTGGTCCGATCGAAGTTCTGGCACTCGTGGATCTTCCCCTCCCACCGCATCGTGCCGTAACGGGTGAGCCGGGCCATTGCATTATCTGTGAGGGGGATCCCGCTAACCTCCGAGGTATAATAGTGGCTGATGATACTGTCGATCCCGTTCTCGTTGGCGTACCGGACAGCCTGCCGGACGATACCCACGGAGCCGGGATCCAGCATGTCGTCAGCATCGGCAAACATCCGCCAGTGCCAGAGGCACCGGTCAAGGGCATAGTTCCGGGCGGCGCTGAAATCATCGATCCAGCGGAAATGATAGATCCGTGCGCCCAGATCCCACGCGATCTTTTCTGTTCTGTCGGTTGTCCGGTCGTCTAGTATCACCACCACGTCGTCAGAGACTTCTTTAAAGGAGGTAATGCACCGGCCTATGGTTTCCTCCTCGTTATACGCGATGATGTAGAGGGAGATCCGCTCGTTGTAGTTCATGCCCGCACCTGCCTGTACTGCTCGTAGCACCTGCAGCCCGGGTGCGCCAGCGGCTCCTGATCACCGCTGCTGTGTGCCTGGTCAATCGGGATCCATTTCTCTGCCTCATTCGCAAGACAAACGTCGCAAACGTTACTCTGGGAGACCACCCACGACTTTTCCATCTCGACGCCATCATCAACCAGCGTGTCAGCAAAGGCACGGTTGCCCGCCTCGTATGCGTTCCCCGCTTCGGTGGTAGCTATGAGCTGCGCCCGCTTGGTTGTGATCGGCCCGTCGAACAGTTTCCTGATTTCCTTACCCGTCTGGGAATAACTCCAGCCCTCATCCAGCGCCGTGGTCATCAGCCCTTTCAGGCTCTCTTTCGTGGTGTCCTGGATGTCTTTGATATACGACAGCCTGCCGCCCGTCTTCCGCATGAACGCCACGGCCCGGGGGTTCGACAGGCTGAACGTGGTCTTTTTGTCGAATTGCATCTGGGTGGCAAGCTGGGCAGCACCTTTCAGCAGGGCGTCCGCTTCTATGGCCTTGACGGTCTTCTGGAGGGCGTCCGTGGTCTTGACCTCGACATCCCGCCAGATATCGTTCCATCGTTTCAGGGCGTCGGGGTCAATGGCTTTCTTGGCCTCCATCACCCGCACGGGTTCGTTGCCGGGGAAATAGGGTTCCATGAACTGAAAGCGGAACATCAGGAGATGGTATTGTTCCTCGAACACCCGTTCGACATCCAGCAGGTGAGCCTTGGCGATGGCGTCCTTCTCCCGGACCTTCTGCAGGCCGATTGCAGCACGGGCGAACCGGGAGATCGCCCGGGTGAGCGGAGGTGAGGGCGTGTTATCCCTCCCTGACCGCCTCGGATAGTGCGTGTGCTGCCGCTGCCAGTTCGTTCATGGCTGCGGTTTCCTCATCGCTCTTGTCCTCCTCGGGCTGCTGCTGCCCCCCGAACGGGAACCCGCCGAACCCTGCCGGGAACTCCTGCTTTTTGGGTTTCTCCTCATCGGTGCGCTCGTCTTCCGGTATCCCCAACTGTTCCCGGGCCCAAGCTGCCGGGCATATTACATCCGGATCGCTGCCAGTCCGCAATTGCGCGATCGCGGCAGCCATCTTTGCGAAGTCCTGCGGGTCGGTATCCTGCAATTTCAGTTTGATGAGGCCGGGAACGCCCGTGATCTTGTCGATAATCTGCGTGTTCCAGAGCTGTTCAATATCCCGCTGGCAGCTCTTGATTTTCTTGAAGAAGGCCCCGATGCGGGTAACGGCGGTTGCATCGGTGGTGCCCTGCCTCAATCCGAGCAGTTCGCCCGGTATGCCCATGCCGGCAACTACACGGGTGAGGGTGACATCGGAATACATCTGAACGTTCTGCACGCCGGCGGTATCCAGCGCCTGCACCACGATATCCCCCTCGGTGACGAACTGGTCTTTAGCGTTGAAGTTTGCGAACTGGTCTTCTAGTGCCTTAAATGAGGCGTCCGACATCTCCGCCGCGTCCGGGTTGTTGCTGTTGGCCTTGACGTGCCATTTCGGTGTCCCGTGCAGGCAGATACCCGCTGCAATGGCTTCCGCGACCCTGGTATCCCGCTTGATGTCGTGCACGACCCGCTCGACCAGCGAGATCCCGTATGGAGAATCAGGCCGGCCCATGTACTGGTAGTGCAGCACCTGGGCGGGCTCCAGCTTGACGGGCTGGATGGAGTTGCCCCGGTTGTCGTATTTCTGGGTGTAGCTGACGATCTCCCCTGCAATGGTGGTATCGAACTCAAAACATTCAGCAGGCCGGACCACGACATTCACGGGTTTCCCCGCCATTAGCCCGTTGCCTGTGACAATCTCCGCGATACCGTCCCGGACGGTTTCGGCATCGACCATGAGCTGCCACATCACATCATAGAAGTTCAGGCGGGTCAGGATTTCCTCGACCTGTTTCTTTGCGGCTTCCCCATCGCCCTTTTCCTCGTCGATCTCCAGTTCATACCCGTTGCCGATAGCATAGAGCGGGTACAGGTCCACGCCTTCCGCCACGTATGCCCCCTGCAGGTAGATGTTGCGGAGGTTTCTCATGCTCCGGAAGTTACGGGCGGGATCCTGCGTGAGGTCCAGCCCTGCCGGTGCGTTCCATGCCTTTGCCCGGGTGACGAGGTTCTTCAACCCGTCGCCCTCCATTAACGATAGTGTTCGTCCAAGTGCTGTGATTCTCATGTCTGTTCGTCCTCTGGTTTCCTTTGCTCAAAGTGGCTGCATTGGCCCCCTTTCCCGATTGCAATCAGCTTTAGATTGCACGTCGGTTCAATGCCAAAACCCGGCTTATTGAATCGGCAATCCTCTTCATAACAAGCAACAAGGGTTTCCCTGAAATCATCCATCA